CGCTTAATGCGGACCGGAGCAGACATGTATGGCCTGGAATTATTCCCCGCCAACCTGCCAGAAAAAACTTTCCACATTCACAACAGTAGTTCTCTATGTATAAAAAAATGAAGGAGCAATAAATTGGCATACGACAACACACTGACAGTTATAGGGAATATAACGTCCGATCCCGAACTCAAGTTCTTAGGAAGCGGAGTCGCGTTAGTAAAGTTTTCTATAGCAGATAATCAGAAGAAAGCAGACGGAGAATCGGAAGCTCATTACTTCGATTGCGTGGCGTGGCGAGATCTTGCCGAACACATCGCCGAATCATTCCAGAAAGGGCAACGCGTAATCGTACACGGACGACTACTTCAGAACCGTTGGACTACTGATAGCGGCGAGAACAGAACCAAAGTCGAGATCAGTGTTGAAGACTGCGGCCACGCGCTGAAATGGGCGACAAGTGTGGCTACTAAAGCGGAACGCAACGACAACAGACAAACATCACGGCCATCGCTTCCCGGACGATCAATTCCTCGAAACGAGGAACCATTCTAGGCAAGTGGTAGTATGATGTTCCTATCCAAACAAATCGTCAATGAGTTTGGTGGTTGCTGTCAATAATCTCCTTGGTTCTCATTGACATACGAAAGCCGGTCGCAACGTTTATCGTGCAACCGGCTTTCGTTATTTTTGTTGAGTTATTTCGCAGCTTTCTTTTTTGCTGCTTTCTTTGCTGGTGCTTCAGCTTTAGGTTCAGCCGCTTTCTTAGCCGGAGCTTTCTTCTTCGGTGCAGGTGCCTCACCAGCGAACGCCGCCCACGTAGCAGGGCCGACTAGGCCGTCAGACGTTAAACCGTTAGCGCTCTGGAAATCAGCCACCGCTCTAGCCAAACGGACATCGTACTGTCCAGATTGGTAAAGCCCTAAAGCTAATTGAACTTCACGGATAGCCCGCGTGTCCGAATTGTTGGATGGAGACAGCCAGGCGTCGTTCATTGTTCTGTAACTCTCGTTAGGGAGGCAGAGTCGTCACCGACTTTGCGTGCGGAAATAGCTTTAGCAACACAGACTAGTCCAGCGACCGCACCTATTTTGATTGAATCCAAAACATCTGGGCCGGGCACAGCGAATGCCGCCGCCCACGCCTGCATAGCGGTTGATATTGCACGCTCTGCTACATCTGTTAGAAAGGCTTTATTAAACATTTGTTCTCCTGAATTCTGTTGATTATTTGTTATTAGTAATAGCTGACCACGTATTTCTTCCAACAACTCCGTCGACCTTGAGCCGTCTACGCGATTGCAGTGCGCGAACTGCTCTTTGTGTCCCCCGCCCGAACACCCCGTCAATTTGCTTAGCGCCGACCTGTTCCTGAAGAAATCTTACCGCAGGCCCACGAGAACCTCGCCTAAGGGGCGCTCCAGGATACTCCATTTCTGGCTGCTCAATAACCGGTCGAGGTTGCTTTGCTTTAATTTTGCTTAAAGTTATTTTGCCCGCTTTACCGTCCGGCGTCAACCCGTTCTTTTTTTGGAAGCGCTGAACCGCCCGCATCGTTGATGGCCCAAAATCCCCATCAATCACCAAAATGTAGCCCAGCGTGGTAAGCGATTTTTGCAACTGAACTACTTCTAAGCCCTTATCACCCCGTTCTAACGTGCCGGGTGTCTTAGAAGGCGTTACAGGCGGTCTGATAGCTGCCTGGACTGCTGTCTTCGGTAGCTTCCACTGGTTCGATGCCATCGCCTTCTTCACATAATCGCGAAGAGGGCCACGGTAACTCATATCGATTTTTCTGTCAGTCCATTCACGATGATGAATAATCGCGTTATGATCCCACCCCTGCCATTTACACATCGCAGCGCACAGCTTCACAAGCGCTTTCATCTGAGCCGCTGAATACTCCTCACCAACTCCATCATTCTCGACCTCCACACCCCATAAAACGCCATTTCCGCGTGAGTAGTCAGATGAACGGCCAAGATTCCGTGCATCATATGCGCCCTGCCCGGCATCAAACTCTGCGGTAATGTCTCTGCGCTGTTCTAAATCTTTAACAACTTCAGACGATCCACGACCGGCATGATTGCAACGGTTCTGAGAAATCAGCAGCAGCTTCGGCGATGGCCCCCGACCTAGCAGCAGTTGGACCAGGGGACCAGGTAGTGACGATCTGCCCGAGACACAGATTCTGCGACAAGGCATATCAGCCGTGCCACCCGCCGCCGTGTGATGCACAATCATCCCAAGGGTGCCGCCCGGCCTGTGATCAAAAGACCACTTCGAACCGCGAGCAGTTTCCCAATTAGGTTCCGCTTCAACATCCAGTCCGGCGGCCTGTAAGACTTCGAGAACGTTAGCCATCAGCCAACCAAAGCCGCTATTTCAGCATCAGTTAAACCAAGTTCTTTAAGTTTGGAGTTGCCTGAAGCTTTATCAGTAGCCGCTTGTGTAGCTGCCGCTTCAGCCGCCTTAAGATCTTTATCAACTTGTGCTGCTAGTGCTTCCGCTGCCGCAACTTCGTCACTTGTTAAATCAACCATTGTGACTTCGTTAGTGGAACAATCCACAATCATTTTTTTGCTCATATTAAGTGCCTCCTCAGATTCCGTACAAACTAAGTTTACTGCCTGCTTTGAAAGTGCCGTGGCTTGGATAAAGATCAAGACGGGTTATTGCAGCAGTTTGATCAAACAGAAACGACCCGAAATATTCTCTACTGTTAGCGTAAAGGCTGCTGCTCGAACCGCCTGGCACACCAACAACAGCGCCACCGGCTACTAAAGCTTGCAGCTTTACAGCGGTGCTAGCGTACCGTGGCATATACATATAGAACGGACTCATACTGTGGCTACTATTTCTTGCGGTAGCGATGGATTCTTCTATATACCAAAACATCGCTTCCGTTAACCCATATTTAGTATTAGTAGGGCTTTGTTGAATACTTGACACGCCAGCGACTTGGCCTCCGGTACTAGTGTTGTTAGGTCTCACATACCAGTTACCAATGCCTGTTCCGAAAGCAGTCGTGTCTGTTCCTATCGACCCAATGACCATCAAGTCTTCGTAAGTTTGAGGAATCGAATTGAATGTAATGGTATAAGTACCGCTACTAGTAATTGTCGCTTCAGCTATTAATTGTCCACCACTCATTAGGGCCAACCTATCAACATGTATCGAGTTCCTGATTTGAATGTCAGACTGCCAGAACCAGTTATAACAATCGTGCTAATACCAGAATTCATTAAACTTGTCGTCGTCGTTGGATATGCACCGACACCAGTAAGAAGGCGGTCTGATTTGTCGCTAGACGAAACGTAATGAACATGTCTTCCGTCTACCAATAATGGTTTCTGAGATGTCGTGTTTGAATAGTTCATGATACGAAGTTTGGATATACCGTTAGAATATGCGTCTTTATTAGTTCCTGGAAAGCCCGTAAAATAATTACCGGATGCGTTGCCGTAAGTCTGAGTAGAAATAGTCCCGTTAGCGCCATTGTAAATACGTCCACCAAAAAGACCGTATTCTGAAGATGTAGTCCCGTTAAATTTGTAGTAAAGCCAATTAGAATCAGTGCCTGAATCGTCGTAACAACCATTCACAGTTAACTCTAGGTGAGAGAACGTTTGAGGTATCGATGTCAACGAGACACTATTGCCACTCATCGTTCCACTTGAAATTATTTGTGCAGTATCACCGACAGCCATTATGAACCTAACCCGTAAAGTTTGAAGTGGTAGTAATCGCTAAAACTTCCAGTAGTAAGATCGAAAGTAATTTTGTTAATAGCTCCCGTGTTATCCCATTTGAGAACACCTCGGCCAACACCACCAACACCACTAGTTGCTAATGTTGGGCTGATTCGGTCAGCGGCGTTACCCATAATTGTTTTATGAAGAGTTGTCCCCACATAGTCCGGGATTTCCCAAACTGCCACACCGTAAACATCACCTGATGCTCTAGGCCAAGTCATACCTGGAAGTACTAGACGAGCAGCACCCGGATAAACAGGCCGGTAAGCCGCTGGGGTGCTTTGTCCTGACCCAGCATCAGAGTAATAACCAACATATTGATAATTACTGTCTGTAGTATCGACTGCTCCCCCGCCAGTACCAAACGCAATCCGAAGACCCGCAGAAGTAGTAGTTGAATCAGCTTGGGCTACGATCCGTAGATCTCTATAAGTCTGAGGGATAGAAGTAAACTGGATACTTGAAACTGTGGCTGTACCCGATACTGTCGCAATTAATTCAATAAGTGGATATGACGGCTGAGGCCAAATAGAATCCCGTGAAGCTTCAGTCACCTCAGCCAAAGACCACACACCAGAAGCCACCGAACTAGTCGGCAAATTTTGGGGGCCTACAACAGACCCATTCTCACCATACCCAACCATCAGCCAACCAACGCATCGATCTGATCGTCAGTCAAACCAAGCTCTTTTAGTTTCGCTTTCCCTGCGGCTGCGTCTGTAGCTGCCTTAGCTTGGATCGCATCGATTTCCTCTTGTGACGCTAGCGCAGCAGCCGTAGCAGCCTCAATAGCGGCTATCTCCTCATCAGTAAGATCGATGTACTTTGTTTCGCCGGTAGCGCAATCAAATTCTACTTTTTTAGGCATAGTTTTCCTTAGGTCTTTCTCATCCCGTATAGTTGGAAACTGCTTCCAACTTGGGCATTGATCTGTACGTTGCTGGTAGTCGTCATTAGAATATAGAAATCGTTTATATGTGTTGTCATACGAGAACTAGTAGCGCCTTGCACCCACACATATTTATTGTTCGTGTTAGTAACACCCTCACCAGATCCGCCGTGGAAGATACAATTTTTGGTCAGGTAACCTAGCTTCCGATTTGGAATCCAGAACTCCAAAGATATAGTCGCTGCCCCCTGCCCTGATGGTGACGTAGCAGTATTCCAAATTTTTGCCTGCGCTATTCCAGCATAGTTAGTGGTCCATCGGTTAGCCGTAATAGCATTATTGTTTACGCCCGTGTAATTAAGTATTAAAGCGTTTTGCCCGCTACCCGGTAACCGAATTTGTGCAGCGCAAGTTTGTGTTTCGGTAACTAATATGTTGGCTGTACAATAAAGACCGTCATAATCACCATCCCAAAGATTAATGAAACCAATATAAGAAGCTGGAGTAGTCAAAGTCTGAGAAGACATCAGAGTCAACCCGTCATCACCAACAGTCATAACTAACCTTTCAGCCCACAAATTGAGACAGACGACCCAGCCAAAAGATTAGAGAACCCAGTCACTGTAATAGACGTAATCGCTGCCGTGCTCATCCAGTTCCAAATCCCTATCTGAGTTAACTGCCCATTATTTTGATTATTAAAAAAAGACATTGTTTGGTAGTACCCGGTTTTTTGCAACACCGACTGTGAATAATTCTGGAATGTGAGACGACTGTAACCCAAAAGATTCGCGTCCGAATTACTAGAAGCCCCAAGAATACAAAACTGACCATTCAAGTTGTTTTGTGATTGAGTAGCATCATTATTAGAGGGGCCAGTTCGTACTATTTGCTGCCCGAACTGATGATAATTCGATAACGTCGTATCACCGTTAATGTACACATACGCTTTAGAACCCGTAGGGTAACTCGTTGAGTCAACTCTCAACTGAACACTGACATCTAAAGTTTTGTAAGCTTGGCTAATCCCAGTCATAGTAATCGAAGCAGCACTAGAACTGAGCGTTGTTACTGCGATCTCTTCGTAATCAGACATCAGACCGCCGATCCGAGACCGTACACAGCTAACGCACCCGGACCAGTATTAGTGTTCCAAGTTGTACTCGCCTCCCAGATGAAAGAAATACTAGTGATAGCTGCCGAACCATTACCCGCAAACTGTGTCGTAGACCAAGTAACTGTGTTCGCCGTGTCACTGCTTGGGTAAGACACTTCAGCGGCTTCGGTAAAGATTGTTTTTTCTTTAGTGGTGGACGAGTAATTAAAAATTGTTGAAACTTGTTCGAGCGGACTAGAGGTTCCCCCGGCATAAATTTGGCTCATAGCTTTAGTTTCAGTCTCGTCTGTAGCATTCACAGCAGTACCAAGAGCGGCTCCGGTTGTACCCACCTGCATCTGGAAATCGTTATTAGTTACAGAACTTGAATTAGGTGAAATAATTATTCGCGAACTAGAACTTTGAATAACCATTCTTGAATGGATCACTAAATCACGGGCATTCTGCGGAATGTTACTAATCGTAATTGGTCCAGCGCCGCTAGGTTCAACAGTCGCAAACAAAATGTAGCCAGGGATATAAGGGTTCGGCCAAGTACCAGCCCCCTGATTCTCTGAATACTCTTGAAGAGTCCACACGCCAGACGCAGCACTATCCGTTGGAGCCACTTCCGGCCCGATACGGGACCACGTTTTGCCTGATGCGATACCCGTCATCTATCAGGTAATTTCAAGAACAGAGAACGAGAACTCAATGAGG